CACTTGCGAAAGGCCGCAAGAGAAGGCGACGCCAAGGCGGCGCTAGCCATCTTGCAGAACAGACACGACTGGGTAGCCAAGCAGCAGGTGCAGGTAGATGTGCGCCAGCAAATCAGCGTCTTGGCTGCGCTGGAGCAGGCGCAAGGGCGAGTGATTGAGGGGCAGTTGGAGCATCAGCCCAGCGCCAGCATCCCGCTGTCTCTACAACCCGAACGCCAGGCCACCGCCTAATGCAAAAGCCCATCTACAGTGCGGAAGACGAACAGCTACTAATGAGTCGGCTGTGGTCGGCAAACATCAAGGACGATCCGGAAGCGTTCGTGCTGTTTGTGTTCCCGTGGGGGCAGCGCAATACGCCGCTGGAGCAGTTCAAAGGGCCGCGTGCATGGCAGCGCAAAGTGCTGCGTCAGTTTGGCGACCACATTAAGGAGAACCGCACGGCAGAGGCGCTAAGCGTACTGCGCTTGGCAATAGCGTCGGGGCGCGGTATCGGCAAGTCGGCGCTGGTGAGTTGGATCGTTATTTGGATGCTGACGACGCGCATTGGCTCAACGACCATAGTCAGCGCCAATTCCGAAGCGCAGCTACGGGCGGTGACATGGGCAGAAATTACAAAGTGGCTGGCAATGGCGCTACACAGCCATTGGTTTGAGATCAGCGCGACGCGCATCACCCCCGCGCAGTGGCTCACGGAACTGGTGGAACGGGATTTGAAGAAGGGAACGCGCTACTGGGCCGCAGAAGGCAGGCTGTGGAGCGAGGAAAACCCCGACGCGTATGCCGGCGTGCATAACTACGACGGCGTGCTGGTCATATTTGATGAGGCCAGCGGTATCCCTGACCCTATTTGGGCGGTGACGGGCGGCTTTTTCACAGAAAACACGGCAAATCGCTTCTGGTGCGCGTTTTCTAACCCGCGACGCAACCAAGGGTACTTCTACGAGTGCTTTAACGCCAAACGCGACTTCTGGCAGACGCAGAACATCGACGCACGCACAGTAGAGGACACCGATAAGCAAGTATATGAGCAGATCATCGCCGAATATGGCGAAGATAGCGCCCAGGCGCGGGTAGAAGTGTACGGCGAATTCCCGTCTAGCGGCGATGGGCAGTTTATTAGCCCCACAGCGGTCAATGACGCGGCAAATCGGCCCAAGTACAAGGACTCAACAGCCCCGATAGTGATGGGTATTGACCCGGCACGCGGCGGCGCGGATTCTACGGTCATTCTGGTGCGCCAAGGGCGCGATATCGTGGCGATTAAGCGGTATCACGGCGAGGACACCATGACCATTGTGGGCCGCGTAATTGAGGCGATAGAGGAGTTTAAGCCGGTGCTGACGGTGATTGATGAAGGCGGCTTGGGGTATGGCATCTTGGATCGGCTCAACGAGCAACGGTACAAAGTGCGCGGCGTGAATTTCGGCTGGAAGGCCAAAAACACTATCATGTGGGGTAACAAACGGGCAGAATTGTGGGGGGCTATGAAAGAGTGGTTGCGCTCTGCTAGTATCCCTGCTGACAAGCAGCTAAAGGCTGACTTGACCGGCCCGATGGTAAAGCCCAACTCGTCGGGAACGATCTTCCTTGAGGGGAAGAAGGAAATGAGGGCAAGGGGTCTGGCATCGCCAGATGCTGCCGATGCGCTGGCAGTTACATTTGCGTTCCCTGTCGCGCACAGGGAGTATACGGATAAACCCGCCAGGCGCATGATGTCGCAAGGCGGCTCGGTCACTAACTCTTGGATGGGGTCTTAAACATGGGCAATACGAAATCAATTGGCATTGCGTACAGCGATCAAGACCTGTACGACTGCGACCAGATTTACGTCAAGGGCGTACTCGGTTACAGCGTCGCAGGCCAAGGCACTGTTACGCAGTTGACCAGCAAATCGACCGCTGTGACGCTCAACAAGAGCGCCGGTCGTATCACCATGAACAACGCTTCGTTGGCTACGGCCACCAACGCGACGTTCACGCTGAACAACAGCTATATTAGCGCCAACGACACCGTTATTCTGACCATCTCGGGTGGTCAGGCCACGCCAGGCAGCTACAACGTGTTTGCCAACGCGCTTGCCACAGGCACGGTCAGCATCACGCTGCGTAACATCAGCGGCGGCTCGCTGTCAGAAGCAGTGATAGTCAATTTCGCTATTATTCACTGCGAGTAATTGTCATGCCGCTGGTAAAGTCCAGTAGCAAGACAGCGTTTCGCGCCAACGTGAAGAAAGAAGTGGCGGCGGGAAAGCCTGCAAAGCAGGCCGTTGCCATTGCTTATTCAACTAAGCAAGCGGCAATGAAGAAAGGCAAATGAGTAAAGACGACTCGAACAAAGACTTGCTATCCACAGCACGCCATCGACTTCAGATGGCGTTGTCTGCGTTCGGAGACTCCCGCGAGGACGAGTTAGACGATTTGCGCTTTGCCGCAGGTTCGCCTGACAACCAGTGGCAATGGCCCGCCGATGTGCTTGCCACACGCGGGTCGGTGCAAGGGCAGACGATCAACGCACGCCCGTGTTTGACCATCAACAAGCTGCCTCAGCACATTAAGCAGGTCACTAACGACCAACGCCAGAACCGCCCTGCGGGCAAGATCATTCCCGCCGACGACAAAGCCGACATCGAAGTGGCTGAAATCCTTGACGGCGTGGTGCGCCACATTGAGTACATTTCAGACGCGGATGTGGCCTATGACACCGCGTGCGAAAACCAAGTTACTTACGGCGAAGGGTACGTCCGTATTTTGACTGAATACTGCGACGAAAATAGCTTCGACCAAGACATCCGTATTGGCCGCGTGCGTAACTCGTTTAGCGTGTACATGGATCCGCTGATGCAGGATCCGTGCGGGTCAGACGCTCAATGGGCGTTTGTGACGCAAAATATGCTCAAAGAAGAATTTGAGCGTTTGTACCCCAAAGCCAAACCTATTTCGTCGCTGCAAGCCGAAGGCGTAGGCGACAACAATTTGAGCGCGTGGATCAACGAGGACACGGTACGCATTGCCGAGTATTTCTACATAGAACACTCGCCCGCGACGCTAAACCTGTACCCAGGCGGGCAGTCAGTGTTTGCCGACGCACCGGAAGCCAAGCAGTTCAAAGCTGCGGGCATGGAACCAATTCGCACCCGCGAAGTTGACCGCAAGCAAGTCAAATGGTGCAAGATCAACGGTTATGAAGTGCTGGAATCGCAAGATTGGGCTGGCAAGTACATTCCAATTGTGCGTGTGGTCGGAAATGAGTTTGAGGTTGATGGGCGTATCCACATATCGGGGCTGGTACGCAACGCCAAAGATGCCCAGCGTATGTACAACTATTGGGTCAGCCAAGAAGCCGAAATGCTGGCGCTGGCCCCCAAGGCTCCATTCATAGGCTACGGCGGTCAGTTTGAGGGCTACGAAGCCCAATGGAAAACCGCCAACGTCAACAACTGGCCGTACCTTGAGGTCAATCCTGACGCCACTGACGGCGCTGGCGGTATGTTGCCGCTGCCCTCTCGCGCGCAGCCTCCTATGGCCTCCAGCGGGCTTCTGCAAGCCAAAATGGGCGCGGCGGACGATATTAAGTCAACCACTGGTCAGTACGATTCAAGCCTTGGGCAGACATCTAACGAGCGTTCGGGCAAGGCTATTTTGGCCCGCGAAAAACAGACTGACACCGGCACTTATCACTATGTGGATAATCTGGCCCGTGCGGTGCGCTACGTCACCCGTCAGATTGTGGACTTGATCCCCAAGATTTACGACACCCAGCGCATTGCTCGCATCATCGGTGAAGATGGCGTGACCGACATGGCGCACATTGATCCGACTCAACAAGAGCCGGTCAAGAAAATTGTCGATCAGACCGGCAAAGTCATCCAAAAAATCTACAACCCTACCGTGGGTAAGTACGATGTCTGCGTGACCACTGGCCCGTCTTACATGACCAAGCGGCAGGAAGCACTGGACGCTATGAGCCACTTGTTGCAAGGCAACCCCGAACTGTGGCAAGTTGCGGGCGACCTGTTTGTGAAGAACATGGATTGGCCTGGGGCGCAGGAAATGGCAAAGCGGTTTGCTAAGACCATCGACCCCAAGTTGCTTGCCGACGACGACAAGCCGCCCGCGTTGCAAGCCGCCGAGCAGCAGATGCAGGCGATGGGGCAGGAAATGGAGCAGATGCATCAAATGCTCCAAAACGTCCACAAGTCGATGGAAGCGCAGGAACTTCAGATCAAGAAGTACGACGCCGAAACCAAACGCATCAGCGCCACGCAGGCGGGCATGAGCGAGGAACAGATTCACGAAATCGTGATGGGGACGCTGCACGCGGCCATCACAACTGGCGACATCGTGGGGCAAATGCCCGAGCGCGCAAGCGAAGGGATGCCTACCGATATGCCACCTGACATGGGGATGATGCAATGAAGATGTCCGAGTTTATCGGCTGTTTGTTCCTAGCCCGCGATGTCACCCATTCGGTGCATTTGAACACCCGCAGCTACGCCAAACACGTTGCGCTGCAAGCCTTTTACGAGGAAATCGTAGAACTGGCCGATTCGGTTGCGGAGGCGTACCAAGGTCGGCATGGACTCATTGGCCCAATTACGTTACATTCGGCCAAGAAAACCGCTAACATCATCGAGTTCCTAGAGGATCAACTCAAGGAAATTGAGGAGTATCGGTACGATGTCGTGGATAAGTCGGATACGGCAATCCACAATTTGATCGACGAAGTGGTGGGGCTTTACCTGTCCACACTCTACAAATTGAGGTTTCTGGCATGATTAAAGACGTCACATCAATGTTTGGCTACCAACAGATTGTTGGTTTGGCCACATCAACCGGCTTGACTGTCCCCCAGCGCGACACCAACGGCCTCGTGTCTAGCCCCACGGTCGCCATGATTATCCCCGAGACGCAAGCTGTGCGCTGGCGCGATGATGGCGTCGCCCCTACCGCAACGGTTGGTATGCCGCTGGCTGCTGGCGCAGTGCTGATGTATGACGGCGATTTGAGCCGCATCCGCTTCTTCCAGCAGGCCGCAACCGCCACCCTCAACGTGAGTTACTACAAATGAACCAGCTTCCAGTTGGCGCTTCCGTTACCGTTGCCAGCGGCACAATCACCACGGTTTCAAACGTCACCACGGCGGGTACGCCGCTGGCCCCTGCTACGCCTTACTTTGTCGTTTCGGCGGCAACAACCAACGGCGCGTTGATCCTTACCGGCACTTCGGGCCTGCAAGCGTTTTACGCCAACAACTTTGGCGCAACCGATGCCTTCGTCAAGCTGTACAACAAGGCCACCGCGCCCACTGTTGGTACGGACGTCCCCGAAATGACCATCAAGGTTCCGGCCACAGGTCAGGTGGAACTTACACCTGGGTTTAACGGCTACCGTTTCCCGCTGGGGCTAGGCATTGCCATTACCAACTTGGCGGCAGATGCAGACGTCACTGCGGTCGCAGCGGGTCAGGTTAAGGTCAAGTTGTCGCGCACTGTTTGACGGTGCGCTGTTGATAGTGTATATCTAATCGTACTGGTGCGACCCACCAGGGACTCTACGGGGTCACCATGTCAGAGATTGAGCAGCAATTAGCGGATGCTCCCGCGTCGGAATCGGAAGTTACGGCAACTCCCGAAGTCGTGAATGAAACGCCGGAATCGCAGACGACCAAGACTTTCACTCAGGAAGAACTGGACGCAGCGATCAGCAAGCGGCTTGCCCGTGAGCAGCGAAAGTGGGAAAGGATGCAGGCTCAAAAGACGGTAACCCCGTCAGCGCCCGCTGAAGTTCCGACTGCCGATCAGTTTTCGTCTACCGATGCCTATGCCGACGCATTGGCAACTCGCAAAGCCGAAGAACTGGTACAGCAGCGCGAAACCCAGCGCCAGCAAGCCGAAATCCTAGAGCAATATCACGACCGCGAAGAAAAAGCGCGGGAGAAGTACAACGACTTTGAGCAAGTCGCGTACAACCCCAGCCTTTCAATCACGACCGTGATGGCGCAGACGATTCAGGCGTCCGATGTTGGCCCCGATGTAGCGTACTACCTCGGTGCAAACCCCAAGGAAGCGGATCGTATTTCTCGTCTTGCGCCGTTCATGCAAGCCAAAGAGATTGGTAGGCTAGAGGCCAAATTGGCCGATGCCCCGCCAGTGAAACGAACAACCAGTGCGCCTGCGCCGATTGCACCTGTTACCCCTCGGGGTACGTCTGCTCCGGTTCACGACACGACTGACCCGCGCTCCATTAAGAGCATGAGTACGTCTGAGTGGATCGCCGCCGAACGTCAACGACAGATCAAGAAGCAGGAAGCGCAGCGCAACCGCTAACTTTTTTGGGAGACATTTGTGGCTAACTCAACTCTGACTATTGACATGATTACTCGGAAGGCTCTGGAGATTCTGGAGAACAACCTGGTAATCACCCGCAACGTGAACCGTCAGTACGACGATTCCTTTGCCAACGAAGGCGCAAAGATCGGTTCGACCCTGCGTATCCGTCTGCCGGATCGCGCTCTGGTCACTGACGGCGCTGCCCTTCAGGTGCAGGACGACAACGAGCAGTACACTTCGCTGACCGTTGGTTCGCAGAAGCACATTGGCGTGAACTTCACCACCGCCGAATTGACGATGCAGTTGGACGACTTTGCGGATCGCGTGCTGAAGCCGCGTATCAGCCAGTTGGCCTCCAGCATCGACGCTGACGTTGCCAACGCCTACAAGAGTATCTTTGCGTCTGTGGGTACTCCTGGCACGACTCCGGCTTCTTCGTTGGTTCTGTTGCAGGGCCAGCAGAAGCTGAACGAAGCTGCCGCGCAGATGTCCCCGCGCTATGCGACCGTCAACCCTGCCGCCAACGCGGGTCTGGTCGAGAGCATGAAGGGCTTCTTCAACCCGTCCAACACCATCAGCAGCCAGTTCCGCAATGGCTTGATGGGTGACAACGTGCTGGGTTACGACGAAATCAACATGAGCCAGTCGATTGTCCAGCACACCACTGGCACTCGCTCGGCTTCGGCTTCGTTGACCCTCAGCGCAACTGTCTCAACGCAGGGCGCTACCACGGTTGCCATCACTGGCGATACGGGTTCGGCCACGCTCAAGCAGGGCGACGTATTCACCATCGCTGGCGTGTACGCGGTCAACCCGCAGACTCGTCAGACCACCGGTTCGCTTCAGCAGTTTGTTGTGACTGCCGATGCGACCGCATCGTCTGGCGCATGGGCTTCGGTAAGCGTGTTGCCCGCCATCTACACTTCGGCAAACGCGCTGGCGACTGTGGATTCGTTCCCGCAGTCTGGTGCGGTTGTTACGGTGCTGGGCGCGGCGTCTACCGCCTACCCGCAGAATCTGATCTACCACAAGGATGCCATCACCTTTGCGACCGCAGACCTTCTGATGCCGCAGGGCGTGGACATGGCTTCGCGTCAGGTTCACAACGGCATCTCCATGCGTATCGTGCGCCAGTACGACATCAACAACGACCGTATGCCGTGTCGTATTGACGTTCTGTACGGCTACGGTGTGATTCGCGCACCGCAGGCTGTGCGTCTCTGGGGCTAATCCAATAGGGGGTGGCAACACCCCCTTTTTCACCATTTTTCGGGAGATATTTACATGGCACTTCCCTCAGTCGGCGGCGGCTACCAGATTGGCGACGGCAATCAGAACGAAGTTCAGATGTTTGCCGCCCCTGCGCCGGTCGCTAAGACCGTCACTACGACCCTTGTTGCGTCGGATCTTCTGACGCAGCTCATCACTTCTAACCCTGGCGCGTCTACCGCCGCAACCTATACGCTGCCCACGGCAACGCAAATGGAAGCGGCAGTCGGCAACATGAAGCTGAACACCGGTTTCGATTTTTTCATCATCAACACCTCGGTGACTGCTGGTGAAACAACGACTTTGGCGGTCGGCACGGGCTGGACGCTGGTCGGTAGCGGTCTGATCGCTATCACCACCACTGGTCACTTCCGCGCCCGTCAGGTTGCTGTCGGTTCGTGGTCGGTGTACCGCATCTAAAGGCTAGGGGGGGGCGTAAAGCCCCCCGATCCTCTATGGTCATATACTTACAGCACCCGTTGCATGGCCGTAAGGTCGCAACAAGCGATTTGGAAGCCAAGGCCGACTACGCCAATGGCTGGGAACGGTTTGATCCGGTTGCCCCGCAGGACGTTGAGCCTTCCGAGCCGCCCGTACCAGTAAACGCACTGGAACCCAAACGGCGGCGCAAGACGATTGAGTAAGGAGTTTGGGGTATGGCAACGGCTAACGACCAGATCAATGCGGCCCTTCGACTGATCGGGGAGTTGGCAGAGGACGAAACCCCTTCCGCAGCGACATCGCAAGACGCCCTTGCAGCCATGAATCAGATGATTGATTCGTGGAATACTGAGCGTTTGGCAACCTACTCGACGCAGGATCAAGTGTTCACTTGGCCTGCCAGCATTCGCAACCGCACCATTGGCCCGTCCGGCGATTTTGTCGGCAACCGTCCAATATTGCTTGACGATTCGACGTACTTCCGCGATCCGACAACCAACGTCAGCTACGGAATCAAAATTGTCAACCAGCAGCAGTACGATGGTATTGCGGTCAAGACGGTGACTTCGACGTATCCACAAATCATGTGGATCAACATGGACTATCCGAACATGGATATGTATGTCTATCCTGTGCCGATTCGGGCGCTGGAATGGCACTTCATTTCCGTGGACGAACTGACGCAGCCCGCTACGCTTGCAACTTCTCTGGCGTTCCCGCCAGGCTACTTGCGAGCGTTTAAGTACAACTTGGCGTGTGAAATTGCCGCTGAGTTTGGCGTTGAACCGTCGCCGCAAGTGCAACGCATTGCAATGGCATCCAAGCGCAACATCAAGCGGATCAACAACCCCGACGATGTGATGGCGCTGCCGTATGCGATGGTGGGTACTCGCCAGCGGTTCAACATTTTTGCAGGCAATTTCTAAGTGAAAACGCCTGTGCTGGGCCAAGCATACGTCGCGCGTGCAGTCAATGCCGCCGACAACCGCGAGGTCAATTTGTTCCCCGAACTTGTCCCCGAAGGTGGCAAGGAACCGGCATTTCTGAACCGCGCACCTGGCCTTCGCCGCGTGGTCACGGTGGGCAACGGCCCTATTCGTGGGTTGTGGCAGTTTGGCGGCTTTGCCTACGCGGTGTCGGGGCTAGAGTTGTACAAGATCGACTCGGCATGGGCGGCTACGTTGATTGGCACGGTTGCCGGTGACGGGCCGGTGTCAATGTCTGACAACGGCACGCAGTTGTTTGTGGCCTGCAACCCCGAAGGTTACATCTACAACGCCACGACTGCCGTGTTCGCGCAAATCACCGACCCTGACTTTCCTGGTGCTGTGACCGTGGGGTATGTCGATGGGTACTTTGTATTCAATGAACCCGATTCTCAGCGCGTATGGGTCACAAGCCTTTTGGATGGTACTGCGGTGGATCCGCTGGATTTTGCGTCGGCTGAAGGTTCACCCGACCAACTGGTGTCGCTAATTGTCGACCACCGCGAGATATGGCTGTTTGGAACCAACTCGGTTGAGGTCTGGTACGACGCGGGCAATGCTGATTTCCCCCTGACGCGCATCCAAGGCGCGTACAACGAGATCGGCTGCATAGCCGCGTATTCAATTGCCAAGCTGGACAACGGGCTGTTCTGGCTCGGCGGCGACGCTCGCGGTCAGGGCATTGTCTATCGGGCCAATGGCTACACCGGCCAGCGCGTCTCCACGCACGCCATTGAGTACGCCATTCAGTCCTACGGCGACATTACGGACGCCATCGCCTACACCTACCAGCAGGAAGGCCATGCGTTCTACGTTTTGACCTTTCCCAGCGCCAACAAGACTTGGGTATACGATGTATCTACGCAGGGTTGGCATGAGCGTGCGGCATGGAACAACGGCCAGTTCATTCGCCATCGCTCCAACTGCCAAATGGCGTTCAACAGCGAAGTGATCGTAGGTGACTACGAGGACGGGCGGCTGTATGCCTTTGACCTGTCGGTGTACGCCGACGACGACGCGGTGCAGAAGTGGCTGCGGTCGTGGCGTGCGCTGCCGCCAGGTCAGAACGATCTAAAGCGCACCGCCCAGCACAAGCTGCAACTGGACTGTGAAAGCGGTGTGGGCCTCAATACGGGCCAAGGCAGCGATCCGCAGGTCATGCTGCGCTGGTCGGATGACGGCGGTCACACATGGTCTAACGAGCATTGGGCGACGATGGGGGCTATCGGCACATATGGCGCTCGCGTCATTTGGCGGCGGCTGGGCATGACCATCAAGCTGCGCGACCGTGTGTACGAGGTTTCCGGCACGGATCCGGTCAAAATTACGATCATGGGCGCTGAACTGCAAGCCAGCGGCACAAACGCCTAGCCGTGGCGAACGTCACTCAAATCCCCGCCCCTCGGGTAGACCTTATTGACCCCCGCACGGGGCTGATGTCGCGGGAATGGTTTCGGTTCTTCAACAACCTGTACACGTTGACAGGCGGCGGGACAACCGATACGTCTCTGGCCGACCTGCAATTGGCTCCGGTCTATCAGCTTACGCCGCCCGATGCAGCGACGGCTGATCTAGCCCCGCAAACCGTCACTGTGGCCGAACCGCAGTTTGACTTGTCCCCGCGCTATGAATTGGGGACGCTGGCCTCGCAGAACGCCGACAACGTAACTGTCGGCAACCTGACTGCCTCCGGTACAGTTACTTTGTCTGGCGGCACGGCTAACGGTGTCGGTTACCTCAACGGTTCCAAGGTCTTTATCTCTGGCGCAGCGCTGACCTTTGACGGCACAAACTTTGCCACCACTGGCACTGCCAGCGCGACCAAGTTCATTCCGACCGGTGGCTCTGCTACCGGCAACGGAATGTACTTGCCCGCAGCAAACACGCTGGCGTGGAGCGTCAATGGTATTGAAGGGTATCGGCTTACAACAAGCGGAATGCTTGTGGGGACGACCGCTACTGGCGGTTCAATGTCCAACACCGCTACTGTGTTGGGCGGCAGTTTTTCCACGTTTACTGGTTCGACATCGCTACCCGCAGCAACCGCGACAACTATTGCGACAATTCCATCTGGAACGCGCTCATCGTATCTGGTGACCATTAGCCTTAACGTGGTCGATGCAGTCAACTATGGTGCGGCGGCAATAATTGTTGTCGATAACTCCAGCGCGTCTTTGGCGACAATTAAAGCGGGTGCATTGATGACCCTCACAATGTCGGGGCTTAACATCCAGGCAACGTCAGGCGCAGGCACCACCAATACAGGGTATTGGTCGGTTACGCGGTTGAACAATCAATGAATGTTTGTTTGGCTTTGGTAAAACTTTTTCGCGCATATGTTTCGCGCACGAAATTGGGCTATCATAGCCGGTAACTAACCGGAAGGTGCTTCATGGCGGTCAATCTTTCACCTCTGGCGGGCGCGGGGGCGCAGTTCTTCACCGACGCGGGTACTCCGCTGACGGGTGGGCTGCTGTACACCTATCTGGCGGGTACGACTACTCCCGCCGCCACCTATTCCGACATCTCCGGCGCTACTGCCAACTCCAACCCCATTGTGCTAAACGCCGCTGGGCGCGTGGCTGGCGAAGTTTGGCTGCTGGCCGGAACCTCGTACAAGTTCGTCCTCAAGACCTCGACCGGCACAACCATCGGCACTTGGGACAACATCGACGGCGTAAACGATGTCATCGCTTCAACGGCTTTTTACGCTGACACGTTTACTTGCACAGCGGGGCAGACGACCTTTACCCTGTCGGCCAACCCAGGCTCGATCAACAATCTGACAATTTCGCTTGACGGCGCGGTGCTGGTAGCCGGTACGGATTTCACTTGGTCAAGCACAACTGTTGTGCTGACGCTGGCCGCGTACTTGAACCAAGTGCTGCGCGTCGCCTATTCGACCGCCGCTGGCGTCAAAGCTATCTCCCCAGGCTCTGTAGTGGATGTTTCGGTTGCGGCGGGCAGCAAGCTGTACAACCGTATTACTGATCTTGTAGACGTTCGAGACTACGGGGCCGATTCTTCGGGGCTAACCGATAGCACAGCGGCAATCAAAGCGGCGGCGACCGCATCCAAGCGCGTATATTTTCCCGCAGGCACATACTTGTGCAACAGCGCACTTTTTGACAACGTGCCTGTTTCTCAAGGTTTGTATTGGTACGGCGAAAAGCGCGGCGGCTTAGATCAGATTGATGGCACCGTCATCAAATATACCGGCAGCGGCATCTGCTTTAAGTTCCAGCAGGCCAATGGCACTAGTGACAACGGCGCAATGGTGTTTGAAAACTTCACGTTTCAAGCTACCAATGCCACTGCGGGAATGTTCCAATTCAACGACCCTGCATTGACACCTACTCCAACCAATGATTCAACTACGCCTGCGTTTATTCGTGAAATTGCTTTTAAAGGATGTGCTTTTTGGGGCGCTGGCTCTGTTACCCAAGGAGATGGCATTAAAGGTGTCAAACTTTTTGAGTTGACCATCGACCAAAATTGTTATTTTCGAGGTTGGCGTCGCGCGATTTGGTTGTACGGATGTGATAACAATACCGTTGACGGACGTTTTGCGTACAACGGGCGACACATTCAACTGGAAAACGTTAACACTTTCGGCAACGACAATTTAATCACGGCCCGATGGTTTGGCGTTACTTACAACGCTGGCGAGGCGCAATATCCCGTGTATGACGCGGGCGACCACACCACGATGGTCGGCAACGATTTGGAGCCGCTGGCTGGTGCGACGGCGGCCATGTATTTGAACGGGGTCTACTGCCAGTATTATTCACTGGACTGGCAATTTTCCAACACCGTGCCGCCGTTCTCGTTGGGTTCTGCCGCTAGATGCTTGACTTTCATCAACACCAATTCCAAGTCCAGCGTTGGTGTTCCGATCATTGCCTCTGCCACGACTATTGACGCGCCATCTATCCTTAACGATTACCCCGGCGTTACTTTTATCAACCCCGCCGCGTCGCTAATGACAGCTCTGCGCGGCGTGCCGCGTGTCATGGTGCAAGGCCGACAGGCCCGCACCACGGGACAGTTGGAAAACACTGGTCAAGAGGTTGCGACCAGCAACGGCCTTGCGTCCAAGCGCTACGTCATCAACGCATCCAACTACAATGCACGCTCGGTCAGTGCTGGGTTTTCCGAGCCGTTGCTTGTGGTGGATTCTGCCAGCTACATCGGTACTGCCGTTCAAATTAAGTCGGTCAACCTTAACGGGTTTTTGGTTGACTTTACTGTTGGCAATGCAATCAACAATGGCGACACAATAAAAGTCACGGTAATTGGAAAAGCAAGTGCCGCACCTGGCGCTGGCACATTCCGGTACAACATTGCTAAGAATTTGACCGGCGTCTCTAACGGCGCGCTGTCTACCGCAACCAGTTACACGGCAAACACGGCCACCTACACGCTTGCTGGATTTGCTTCTGGAGATTTGCTTTCTATTGGCGTTTACAATGCAGGCGTAACCGACGGGACAACCTATAGCATCTCAGCCATTATTCTCGAATTGGTCAACGTAGCAATTCCGGACACTTCTGGCGCGACTTTGGCAAACGTCGAAATTGAAGTGAACAAAATCAAGGCCGTGATGCGTTTGTTTGGATTGATTGGAGGATAAGCAACCATGACCAACTCTCGTAACCTTTCAAATCGCGGCACAGATTTTGTCAGCGTCAAAGACTATGGCGCTGTTGGTGACGGAGTGACCGATGACACCGTGGCTATTCAAGCTGCGATCAACGCGGCGGCGCTAACGGGGAATGCGTTTCTTGTGCTGTCTCCAACAGCCACCTACAAGTGCGCCAGCGGATTTACGCTTGACACCAACAAGGTTGGCATCATCGGCAACGGCGCGGCGTTGTCGTTTGCCACAATGACAACTGGCGACGCCATAACCATTACTCAATCAAATGCAGACGCAAATTATCGCAATTGGCTAAACCATGCTCATCCGATAGAAGGAGTGCAATTCATTGGCCCTGGCGTTACGGTAACTGCTGTTCGCGCCATGTATTTTAGCGACATCGTTTCCCCAAACACGGTATCGGGCGGCATCGTAAAAAGTTGCGCCTTTGTCAATTTTGCCAAAGACGTTACTTATGGGACTGGCGCATTTTGCATCACGTTTGACAAATGCAACTTTACGCTTACAAGTGGAACGCCTTCTACATATTCCATTGAGATTCTTACTGGTACAACAAACGCAGGTGAGCGAAACGTATTCCGCGATTGTATGTGGAACAATCGCAATTACGTTTTTAACCAAACTGAAGCGTCGTCTGATACCTATTTTGACCATTGCTCGTTTGACGGTCATGTCCGTGCGGTCACTCAGACAGGTGGATTGGTCACGCTATCAAATTGCCATATTGAGTCCACGCAAGACGGCGACTATTGGTTTTACGTCAGCGGCACAAACACTGTTTTCAACGTGTTTGGCGGCACTTCGCAGATTGCGGCCAACAAAACAAACGCTGTTTTTTACTCGGACTCAACTTGCGCTCGCGGCGGCGTAATCATCCGCGACCATACTTATTGGTTCTCAGGCACTACCCATGCCGCGAATATTGTTGCTGGTACTGGCCGCACTGACGTATCTGGCTTGCCACAATTTGCCAGCGCAGTGAAGCCAGCCATCAGCGTATATCAAAACGTGCTAGCTTATGGCGGCCTTGAGTCTGCCAATTACACCGCAGAATGGACGCTTGCCAACGGCGCAGTGCGCTCAACTACCGTGGCACGCACAGGCACTTATTCGCTGTCGTTACCGTCATCCTCTGGCGTTACTCCGTCAGCATATTTCACTGTCCCCTGCAAGCCTGGGCAAATGGTGCAGGGCGAATACTGGTATCAAGTGCCTGCAATCACTGGCACTAGCGGATCTTTCTATGTTCAAGCCGACTACTTGGACAAAGGCGGAAATGTGATTTCCAACGCATACGGCGTTGTGCTGGCCACAACTAACGTATCTAGTTGGACGCAATATCGTTTAAGCGTTCCACCGTCACCGGCAGGAACTGTGTCTGTCAAATTCTTTTGGAACATCTTTGGTACTGCGTCGGGCGCGCCGATTGCTTACATTGATGATGTTTTGGCGACGGCGATATAAGGACACCTCATGGCTATCACCGTCAAGAATCTGATCCCGTCACAGATTGCCGCCAACGTCCAGACGACGCTGTACACGGCTACCAACGTGACGACGATCATCGACAAGTTCACCGCCACCAACTACAGCGGCGCGGCTGCAACGCTGAGTGTCAACTTGGTAGCCTCCGGCGACACGGCTGGCAACCAGAATTTGGTCACCAAGACCAAGACGCTTCAGCCTGCTGAGGTCTACACCTTCCCCGAACTGGTCGGTCAAGTGCTGCCAGTTAGCGGCTTCATCTCCGTGCTGGCCGGTACTGCCGCGTCCATCACCGTGCGAGCCAGTGGGCGGGAAGTGACCTAATGAGCGCAGTTGCTTTGGTTCAAACGCCAGAGCAATTGGCGTTTCGTCGCAAAATTCTGGCGGCGCAGGACATCATCGACCGGCTAATTGCCGAGGGCGCGGTAGAGTCCACGCTGGAAAATTGCACGCTAAAGCATTACTTTACGCCTAAAGATGCGACCTACGGTTGCAGCACTTACGCACGGGAAATGTTCATTCCTAAAGGAACGCTAATTGTCGGTAAGATTCACCGCCATCAGCATTTGAACTTTATCTCGCAAGGCAAGGTCACTGTGTTTACGGAGTTTGGCCGCAAGCATTTGACCGCCCCTTGCACCTTTATTTCTGAAGTGGGCCTTAAACGAGCCGTCTTAGCTGAAGAAGATACGCTTTGGACAACTGTTCACCTCACCGCCTTTGATTCTGAGTCCGATTTGGATAAGATAGAAAGCGAAGTGATTGCGCCGACTTACGCGGATTTGGGGCTACTTGTTGAGCCGCCGCCCGCTTTGCAGGAGACACTGACATGACTTGGGGCTTTACCGCTGTCGCCGCCGCCACAATCGGCTCAAGTTTAATTGGTTCCAGTGCGGCCAAAAGCGCCTCCAACGCGCAAGTTAACGCGGCAGACAAATCCGCGCAGTTGCAGTACGACCAGTTCCAACAGACTCGCGCTGACCAAGAGCCGTTTCGCCAAGCGGGCCTTACCACGCAGAACGAGTTGATGCGCCAGCTTGGGCTGGGCGGCGACGCCGGTTCCGCAGGCTACGGCAATCTGATGCGAGACTTTAGCGCAAGCGACTTTCAAGCCGATCCAGGCTACGGCTTTCGCATGAGCGAGGGCTTGAAGGCGCTTGACCGGCAGGCGGCGGCTCGCGGCGGGCTGATCTCGGGCGCGGCGCTCAAAGCGGCGCAAGGCTACGGCCAAAATCTGGCCTCTGAGGAATACCAGAACGCCTTTAACCGCTACCAAACCAACCGTGGCAGTCGCTACGGTATGCTTTCGGGGCAGCAGGGCGTGGGGCAGGCGGCGACCAACGCGCTAGGCGCAGCAGGGCAGAATTACGCAACTAACGCGGGTGAGGCGTACATGGGCGCGGGCAACGCCCGTGCCTCTGGCTACATCGGCGCAGCCAACGCTATTGGACAGGGCGTAGGCAGCTTGTCCAATATGTATATGCAGAACCAGATGATGAATCGGTTTGCGCCCTTGTCTGGCGCGGGGGCGTCGCCAACCTACGGTATGTATTCCAGCCCCAACACTACAATGACAGGCGACGGAACTTATTTGTCTGACCGTCGGTTTAAACGCAATATCGAACACATTGCAACGCGCTTGGACGGTCTGAAAGTGTACTTGTTTGAATACATTTTTAGCCCCACCAAGCACATCGGGCTTATGGCGCAAGAAGTGCGCGAATTGTACCCAGACGCGGTTGTTGAGCGCGATGACGGCGTGCTTCTTGTCAATTACGGTAAGGTGTAACCATGCCTATTGACCCACGCATCGCAATGGGCTACCAAGCCCCGCAGCTTGAATCGCCCGTCAACATGATGATGATGGCGCAGAAGCTGCAATCTGGTCAGCAGGAAAATGCACTGCGGCAGGCGCAGATGGAAAACTATCAAGCCGAAGCGGCGCGGCGCAACGCGTTATTGCCTGCTGAATTAGCCAAAGCCAAAAGCGACGCCGATGCAGCGGCATTGTTGCAACGCAAAACAGCGGGCGACATTGCGTCTCAAAAAACTGCAGCGTACAAAATGCTTTTGCCTAATTTTGCAAAAGACCCTAACTCGTTGGCGTCGTGGTACGCCATGCAACATGACGATCCTGACATGGCGGGAACGCCGGTTCACGATCAACCGCTAGATGTGTTGTTGTCAAAAATTCCCCAAGATGCGCCCGGCTTTGCAAAGCACGTTGAGCAAACTGCGCTTGGCATGGACAAGTGGCTTGAAAACGAACGGTTGAAAGCAACCGGTGCGGAAACTGAACGGCACAATCGCCAGACAGAAAAAACCGCTACTGCCGCAGCGCAAGCCGACAAAGCGCCTACAGTCACCACTATCCGCGACCCCAACGACCCCAACCGCAACTTGCAGATCGACGCCCGCACCTATCGCGGCGGCTCTGTTGGCGACGCAGGCGTGTTGGGCGAATCGTCAAAACCCACGGAAACGGCCAAACTTGATGCGCGGGAGTTGGCAAAGCGCGAAGCCGCGTACCCGCAGGCCACTACGGCGGTGAAATCGGTTGAGGGCAACACCGATGCGCTGATTACCAAGCTGAAAACGCTGCGCGATCATCCTGGCTTGTCTGGCATGACTGGGCTGATTGCCGGTCGTACGCCAAACATCACTGGCCCTGCCCGCGAAGCGCAAGCGTTGTACAAGCAGATCATGGCTACGGGTCAGTTTGGCGTGTTGCAGGCGCTGCGCGAATCGTCAAAGACTGGTGGCGCGTTGGGCAACGTCTCGGACACCGAAGGCAAAGCCTTGCGGGATTCGTTTGGTGCATTGGATCAGACGCAAGATACCCCGTCATTTCAGAAAGGCATTGACGCTGCCATCACTGATTTGGAGCGCACTAAACGCACGGTCAAGGAAGGCTACGACGCAACGTATGAATACAAGTCGGGCGGCAATGGCCGCGCAGCCCCCGCCGCACCTGCCGCAGCGGCTAGTGGCTGGGGCGAAGCCAAGGTCAAGTAACTGTGCCGACTTACTCCATCAAAGCGCCGGACGGTAAAACTTACGAGATAGACGGGCCGGAAGGCGCGACTACCGAACAAGTCAAAGCCGAGGTCATGCGTCAGCATCCGCACTTGTCGGACGCTGCACCGTCTGCCGCACCCGCCGAAAAGCAAGGCACGTTCTCGCGGGTCATGGGCAACATTGGCCCCGACATCACCGAGTATGTGGGCGGCGTCACCAACATGATCCGGCATCCGGTCGATACCGGCCAAGCCCTGTTTAATCTGGTTGCGCCATCGCCATTGATATTGAATCCCGAACGGCTGGCTGTTGCTAAATCGTTCTATGAAGCGGCGCAAAATCCTGGCGAAACCATGATTCAGCATCCGTTTCAGACGGCGCTGACGGTGTTGCCTGGATTGGGCGCAGCATCTAAAGCTGCGGGAATGGCTCGCACTGGTGCGGCGTTAACCCGCGCAGGGACGCTTATTGACCCCGTGCAGATGGCCGGTAAGACTGCGCTGATGGGTGGCAAATATGTTGCGGCCCCGTTGGTCGATGCGGCGGGGCGCGTCATCACCAACCTCAAAAACCCTGCCGGTTCGGCGGGCAACGCGCTGCTGGAAATGGTTGACTCCAACCCCGCCGCAGCCATCAATGCGCTGGAACAAACGCGCAATATGCCGGTGACGCCTGGGTACAACCCGACGCTGACTGAGCGCCTGTACGCAGGCGGTGTGTCCAACCCAACCGTTGCGGCTACCGAGAATCGGTTGCTGGGCGCTAACCCCGAACTGACCCGCGAACTGTACGCCACCACGCAGCGCAACGTCGCCGCTTTGCAGGAGCAGTTGGCGCGAGTCAACGAGCGCATCACGCAGCAAGCCAACGCCCTTGCGCCTGCGGCCAAGGCCGATCTGGAGGCGTTGCGCGGTTCGCTGCAATCGACATTGGACGCCGAGACTGCAAAGCTGGGGCAAGCGCAACAGGGCATCACTAACCAGTTGAGCAACGCCACGCCGCAAACCACTGGCGCGACGCTGGCTGAACGCGGTCAAGAACTGCGAACGCAAGTTAAGAAAGAAGTCACCGGCCCTGCCTATGACGCGGCTTTTAAATTGGCAGGTGACGCTGGCAGCGATGTCTCGCCGCTTATGGTCGCAGCCCGCACCAAGTTCCCTGTCGGCATCGCGCCCAACATCACCCGCGAGTTGGACGCGATTGCCGCCCGCACGGCTCGCGCCGGAACGCCGGATCCGGTCATGGGCGTTGTGCGCGGGCAAGTGCCGCCGACTGCAACGCTTAAAGAAATTGACGGGTTGCGGAAGGCGATCAACGATGACATCGCCGCCGCCCGCGCTTCTGCAACGCCGGACGCCGAAAAGACCGTTGCGCTACTTAACCGTTTTCACAACGAAATCGACAACGTGGTTGCCAACAGTTCCACGCTGTCGAGCGAAGCCAAAGCCGCGTACAACAACGCGCTGACAACCTATCGCACTGAGTACGCCCCGCGCTTTAAAACTGGCGTTGCTGCCGATCTGTTCCGCAACACGAACAAGAACCAGCCACGCCTGTTGGCCGATGACACGGTAAACAAGTTCCTCACCAACGAGACGTCTGCCGATCAATTTGTGGCGACCTTTCGCGGCGATCCGGCTGCGACAGCCGCCATGCGCGAAGGCGTCGAGCGCCTGTATCGCGAAAAGGTCACCAACCCCGCGCAGCATGAAAAGTTCATGCAGGACTACGGTGACCAGCTTAACAAGTTGGATCGTGCGGGGCTGGGACTGCGCGACAAGATGGACTCGTTGGGCAAGGAAGTTGCCAATCTGGATGCGGGCCGCAAGGCGCTGGAGGCTCGCGCCAAGAAGTTTGGCGTCGAGAACATGGGGCAGTTGGTAGACAAAGCGCTTGCCAGCCCGTCTACGCTGGACGAAGTGCTGACCGCCGCCAATGGCCCCGCCCGCACAGCGTTGGCGCAGGAACTGATGCAGCGCGCTACGCAGAACCTGGATGGCGCTACGCAGTATCTCAAGACGCACGCCGATGCCATCAAGAAGGCGCTGCGGGCTGACGATCCGGCGACCGCCAACCGTCTGTACAACGACGCCGTGGACACTGCCAAGTGGTACGACGAGTTTAAAAACATCGACGCGCCCAAGGCCACGGATGTCAACGTCCGTGTGGACGCGGCTTCAATGGGTCGGTTTACCGACGCGCAGTTGCATGACTTGTCCGTTGTGGCGCAGGACATCAAGCGCGGTCAAGAGATTGACCAACTGGCAAGTCGCGGGCGCGCAGCGGTTACGCCCAACGCTCGCAAGCTGGGAACCGAAGCGGCGGCAGAGGAAATTGGCAACGCGCCGATGGGGTTCTTAAACGCCAAGATCACGGCGGCGCGCAATATCTTCAAGATCCTCACGGGCGGTGTGGACAAAAAAGTGGCTGCGGAACTGGCGCGTGTGATGTACGCCGACCCCGACGCAGCCATAGCCATGCTGCAAGACGCGGCCAAGCGCCAAGGCGCAAAAGCGACCCGCCGCGCTGCTTATGCCGCACCGGTCAAAATGCTTAACAAGTTGGGCAAGCCCAGCATTGCTGTCAACGCCCTTACACCCACCGCGCAGGACTCTCCGTAATGGACTACCAAACTCTGTTCAACATCGCCATCTTGGTTGCAGGTTTCTTTGGCGGCTGGGTGTTGAATAGTATCTACCAGTCTATTGAACGGCTCGACAAAGACGTTCGAACCATGCCGGAACGCTATCTTGCCAAGGACGACTACCGGCAAGACTTGCAGCGCGTGGAGACCATGCTGACGCGCATCTTGGACAAGCTGGACGACAAAGCCGACAAATGAGCGAGCCGCTTCTCCAAAAGCAGCAACGCTTCGCCCGCATGGTCGCAGAGTTGATCCGCAAGGCAACCGACTTGGGCTTCGATGTGACCTTCGGCGACGCCTACCGCGACCCCCGCGTTCACGGCGCAATGGGCGTCAAAGTCGCCTACGGACGCGCCAATAGCTGCCACAAACTGCGCCTTGCCATCGACCTTAACCTGTTCCGGCACGGGGTGTTTCTCACCACGACCGCCGACCATCAGCCGCTGGGCGAGTGGTGGGAGTCCATCGGCGGCACATGGGGCGGGCGCTTTGACGACGCCAACCACTACTCGCTAGAGCATGAGGGCGTCAAATGAACCCGCTGGAACTGATTGTCGGCCCGCTGTTTAAGGTCATCGACAAGATCATCCCCGACCCCCAGGCCAAAGCGCAGATGCAGTTGGAGTTGATCCGGCTCCAGCAGTCGGGCGAACTGGCGCAGATGACCGGCCAGATGGAAATCAACAAGGCCGAGGCGGCAAGCCCCGACTTGTTTCGCGGCGGCTGGCGTCCGTTTATCGGCTGGATCTGCGGCGCGGGGCTGCTATACCAGTTCCTGCTGCGCCCGCTGCTGGGTTGGCTGTCCAGCATCAACGGCTGGGCCGTGCCGCCGCCGCTTGAAATGGACACATTGCTGACGCTTCTCTTGGGTATGCTGGGGCTTGGTGCGTACCGCACTGCGGAGAAAGTCAAAGGCGTCGCGTGAAATCCGTACCCCGCCGATTCCAGCTTCTCAACCACACCATCGTTGTCAAAATCGTCCCCGCCGCTGACGCGGGCGACGCTTACGGCTGGTGGGATCCAGACACGAATGAGATCGTGCTGGCAAGGCAACCCAAGTCCATGATGGAACATACGTTCTGGCATGAGGCAGTTCACGCCATCTTGCACATGATGAGCCATCCGCTGGTTGACGACGAAGTGTTTGTCGATCAATTCGGCGGTCTACTGGCCCAGCTATCACAGAGCGCAAAATATGCCGCAGAAAAGAACGCCTCGTAACCTACTAGAAGCCGCCGTTGCGGCGGTGAACGACGCAGGCGGCAACAAACTCCAAGCGTCCAAAGCACTCAATATGCCGCGCGGGACGCTGGAAAACCGTCTGCGGATGGCCGAAATGGAAGGGCTGGTTCCGCTACCCCCGCAGGCCGCGCACGGCACATCGACGCTCTACGGCTCCGATGGGCAGATCAAACTGCAATGGGTCAAGTCCTCGACCGCCCGCAGCCCTGACGAATGGGCCAAGCACATCAAGGATGTGTTTGCCGACGCACTGCCGGTCGCCAAGATCGCAGCGCCTGCCGCAGTGTCTAAAGACCTGCTGACCGTCTACCCGATTGGCGATCATCATGTGGGAATGTACGCCTGGGGCGCGGAGGTAGGCGACGACTACGACTTGAAGATTGCGGCAAAGCTGCTGGTCAAGGCCATGCAGCATTTGGTCAGCGTCGCCCCGCCTTCGCATACGGCAATCGTTGCCAATTTGGGCGACTTCTTCCATGTAGACAATTTGAAAAACCAGACATCCCGCAGCGGTCATGTGCTGGATGTGGACACCCGCTATGCGGCCATGATCCGCGCAGGCGTGATGATGCTGCGGGCGGTCATTGACGCCGCGCTGACCAAGCACAAGCAAGTGCGGGTCATTTGCGCCATCGGCAACCACGATGACATCGGGGCGCTGTGGCTGGCGCTAGCCCTTGAGCAGTTCTACGGGGCCAATCCGCGTGTGGAGATCGACACTTCACCGGCCAAGTTCTATTACTACCGCCACGGCAAAGTGCTGCTGGGGGTCACTCACGGCGACACCGGCAAGCCGGAAAAGTTGCAATCGGTGATGGCCGCAGATCGCGCTGCCGATTGGGGCGCGACGCTGCACCGCTATTGGTTCACCGGTCACGTTCACCACCGCAAGGTTGTGGAGTTTCCTGGCGTCATGTGGGAGACCTTCCGCACGCTACCGCCCAACGATGCGTGGGCGGCAGCAGCGGGGTATCGGTCAGGGCGGGACATGACCTGCATCACCTTTCACAGCGAACACGGCGAATTAAGCCGCTACCGCTGCGACATCACGATGCTTGCATAACCTCTGCCAGCTTCTGCTGGTAGTGGCGCAGCTTGCCCGTATCGTCAGAGCCTGCTTTAAGCCCTTTACGCATGGCGTACTTGATGATGCAGCCCTTGTAAAAGCCGATAAGTTCTTCGCGGGTTAGCACAGACGCCATCACAGCCCACGGCTGCACAGCCATATCGGTGTAGTGACTGCCGCCCACTTGACGCTTATCCGCGCTGTCGTACAACGTGATGTCCTCGCTCATGGCGACATCACCCCGTCCAGCAGCGCCGCGCGCTCGCGCTCAGCCCGCAGGGTGCAATATCGCTGGTGCAGCCGGATCAAGATAGACGCACGGCGCTTGTTGGCGCTCTCATGCTCCAGCGCCGCTTTGGCTTCTTCCTCAGTCAACAGCGAGCAAGCGTCGTTAAGGGTTCGCCAGTTGTATTCTTTCAAGTAAAGTCTCCAAGTAAACAATTTCAGTCAGGGTCTTTTGCAGGCTGCGCTGGGCGCTGTGATACGCCTTGCGCCGAACCCGCAAATCTTCTTTTGCAGCCCGCAGCTTACCGCGTAAAGTTTTCTCTTTCAAGGTCATTTCAAAGCCTCCAGCCCTTGGGCCGAGTAATCGCGCTTGGATTGCAGCGCCCCCCAAATCTTCTCGTCTACGGTTTTATCCGTCAGTAGCAGGTAGCACCAGACATCACGGCGCTGGCCGCTGCGGTGCAACCGGCCTATGGTCTGCTCAAACTTCTCCCACGACCACGGCAAGGTAAGAAATACCAAATGACTGCCGCCGTGTTGCAGGTTTAGCCCATGCGCCGCCGAGTCGGGGTGCAGCGCCAGCAGCGGTACGCTGCCAGCGTTCCAGCGGTCGATGATGTTGGGATCGTCTAGCGTCGCAATTTTGGGGTAGCGGCGCTTGAGTTCAGCCAATTGCTCTTGGTATGCGTAGACCAGAATCGTGTTGGCGTGCTGGTTCTCGACCAGCAAATCGTCCAGTACGTCAAACTTATGCGGGGACACGCGCACGGGGCGTTGTTCCACATGGAACTTTCCTGGTGCGTCGGCTCTTGCGGTCTTGATTGTTTCATAAATGAAACCACTGGCAAGTTGAGTCAGTTTGCCCGACACCACCCCCGCGCTGGCTGCGGTAACAGTGGCCCCTTGTAATTGAAGCACAAAGTCGCGCTTCATTTTTTCGTAAAGCGTCATGTCCATATCGCAGGCCACAGGGACGATGTGCAGCGGCGGCAAGGTATCTTTGTAGTCGCCAGGCTCTAGCAGGAACGTGGCCGGTTTGATCCGCGCCATGACTGCTTCCAGCGAGCCGGTACGCGGTTCCCATTGGCCGTATTCGCGGTTAATCAGGGCAAAGTATTGCTGCATGAACGCACCCTTGGCGCGGCCCAACAGCGCCTCGTTGACGATCTTGCACTGCCCAAATACATCCTCCAGCCCGTTTGAGGTAAAGCTGCCGGTTAGCCCCCAACGGATCGGGAAGCGTTCGATGATCTTGTGCAGCGCCTTAAAACGTGCGCCAGACGGGTTTTTAAGGCGCGTCAGTTCGTCAAACACGATGGCGTCAAACTTCAGCGGCTGCGCGGCCAGCCACTGCAAGGTGTCGTAGTTAGCGACCACGATGTGAGCCTTGGAGCGCAGCGCAGCGGCGCGTTTGATCGGCACACCTACGCAGACAACCAGTGACAGTTCGGGCGCCCACAGCGCCGCCTCCTTGGGCCACACGCTGGTTGCCACGCGCTTAGGGGCCAGCACCAGAAACCGCTTGGCGTGGCCGTCGCGGATCAAATCGCGCATGGCGGTCAGCGTGATGGCGGTCTTGCCCGCGCCTACGGGAGCCAAAATCAGCGCCTTGTCGCGGGCGTAGAGGAAATCGGCTGCGAGGTCTTGGTAGGGTCTAAGGTTCACAACAGTCGGCCCCATTGCTCGGCCATCGCCGCAGCAATCCCCGCATAAGTGGCACTGCGAATTTTCCATCGGTCGGCGCTTGGCCCTAATTTGTTCTGCCCGCTGCCGGTCTGGTTACCCCAACGCGGTTTGCCGTTGACGATGCGTGGCTCTACAACGCTTGTCGGTCGCAACAGCGGCAAATTCTTTAGCCATAGACAAGTCTGCTTACTAGCGTCGTGACCAAACATCCACGGTTGCACAATCTGATCGGGCTTGCGGATGCGCGAACTGATGACGCTGACCGGATTTTCCAGCGCAATGCGGTCAATTGGCGCGTTCAACAGCAGGCGCACAAATGCCAGCGCATCCTCGGTTAACTGCGGATCGCGCAGCCCTCGCGTCGTCCAGTGCATACCGGACACCGACAGATAGGTGCAAGGTGGGTGAGCGATCATCAAATCCCACCCTTGCGCCAGCACCGCCGTAACGTCGCCTTGGATGTGCGGCCCTGGCGCATCGGTTGGCAGTAGGTCGCACGACCACGCGTCATGCCCCCCCCCAATGAACGCATCGCGTACAGCGCCGCTGTATTCGCAAGCCACTAAGATTTTAGCCACTGATCCACCTGTTCGGTTGTCCACAGACACGCATAGTTTTGCTTCAGCGTTACAAGGTCTGCGGCAAATAGCTTTTGCAACTCAGACAACCGCCCGCCTTTGGTTTTAAGTTCCACAAACCATGTGGAGCCATCCGGCAAGCAGGCAATGCGGTCGCACACGCCGCGATTGCTGGGGCTGGTGAACTTCCAGCTTTTGCCCCCTGCACGCTCAACGGCCCATTTGAAATGGCGTTCAATTTCGGCTTCCTTCATCGCACCCGCCGCCATTTTTGAAAGATAGCGTTCGGACTGCGGCCCATTTCCCGCGCCAGTTGTTTACCTGACTTGTGACCGTACTCGGCTTTGAGTTTGGCAACTTGCTCGTCAGTCCACTCAAATTGCACAGTCAGCCCCAGCGCACGCGCTTTGCCTCGCACCGCCGTCTTGCTGCGCCCGATCTGCGCGCCAATCTCGGCTGCGCTCTGGCGCAAGTATTGCGTTTCGATCAAGCGCACTTCCTGGTGCGTCCAATGCTTGTACGCACGGAGGTTCATACCTGCCCCCTTGCACGGATGATGTCAACCAAGTGCTTAAGCAATGATTGATCGTCGTCAGACAGATCCTTACGCCCAGCGTATTCCCACAGGACGTTCAACACCGCCTCACGCTCGGTTTTGGCAACCAGTTCGGCAAAGTGATAGCGAATGTAAATTTCACCGGCAGCAATAGATTCGTGCTGCGCTTGGTGCCACAACGTATCAAGTTCATCGCGGGTCATTTCTTCCTCCCTAAAATCGACACCAAGCACAGCGCAACGCATACGCCAACGATCAGCCACAACTGAATTTGTCCAGTCATTTTTGTTTCCTTTTTCTGTTGATTCCACGAATCACGTTTCTAACAGGCATCACGGCGCGGTTGAGCGCCAAAGCAATCTGGCCCGCAGTCATCGGGCCATAGTTGGTGGCGACAAAGGCACGCTCCTCGTCCGTCCAGTTGCCAACCTTATGCGGCACGCCGTTGCAAAAGTGCATCCGGCCATCTACATTCACCAGCCGCCATTGGCCCGCGTTGTCGCCCTTTTGCACAAGTTCACGCCACACAGTGCAGCCACACGCGCACTGCACCTCGCCGCCTACTTCGTCTTGAATCTGTATCATGGTGCAACGCTATCACACCGAAAAAGTATTTGACAAGCTATTTTTTGACAGGCAGGATAGCCACTCGATCAACAACAGTAAGGAACGGTTATGCAACATTCATCCGTGGTTGGCGGCTCTACCGCCAAGCGCGTCATCAACTGCCCCGCTTCGGTGGAGTTGTCCAACAAGATGCCCCCGCGTCCGTCAAGCAAGGACGCTGACAAAGGCACGCTCTTGCACAACGTCATCGCTTTGCACTTGGAAGGTCACGGCGAGTTCAAAGACTTTCTGGGTATGACCTATGAGGACATCACGCTCACGCAAGACATGATTGACGACAAGCTGCAACCGGCGATTGATGCGCTGATGCAGATTGACCCCGAGAGCGTCATGGAGTATGCAGTCGAGCAGCGCGTGGAGTTCGGCTCACAGTTGCCTGGCGTATTCGGCTCGACCGATCTGATTGGCCGCGTCGGTGATCGCGTCATCTCACTGGACTGGAAGTTTGGCGACGGCGTGATCGTTGAGGCCGAGGAAAACCCGCAGGGACTGTTTTACGTTGCCGCTGCGATGTACAACAAAAACCTCATGTGGGTGTTTGACGGCGCAACCGACATTGAGATTGTCATTGTCCAGCCGCCTTTTGTGCGCCGCTGGGTGACGACCTTTGACCGTGTGCGCTTGTTCGAGCGTGAGTTGGTGCTGGCTGTCAAGCAGGCGCAGGGGCCGAACCCGCCGCTGCGTGCGGGCGATCATTGCCGCTGGTGCGCGGCCAAGCCGATTTGCCCTGCGATGAACGGCGCACAGGATCGCGTGATGGCGCTGGCATTGAAGGAACTCGATGTCAAGCAGCTAGGCGCGGCGCTGGATCAAGTGGATCTGGTCGAGCAGCGCATTGCCGATTTGCGTGCGCTGGCGCAGCAGGTGCTGGAAAGCGGTGGTACAGTACCTGGCTACAAGCTGGTTGCTAAACGCGCCACCCGCAAGTGGGCTGATGAAGCTGCTGCTAAGGCGGCGCTTCTGACGCAGCTTGAAGAATCTGAAGTGATGGAAACCAGTCTTGTCTCTCCCGCGCAAGCGGAGAAGAAACTCAAGAAGGTCAAAGGCACACTGCCCGAGACCAGTTCCGTCAGTTCTGGTAACACGATGGTCGCAGACTCTGATCCGCGCCCGTCCGTGTTGTTGATCGGGCAGCAGATGACTGCGGCCCTTGCGAAGTTGAGCTAACCTAAACTCTGGAGTATCGAAACGTGTCTACTAACGTAAGTGTGTTTTCGGGTGCGGGCTTGCCCGCTGTTGCGTCGCTAACCACTGCCCTGCGGTCGGTGGCTGCCGATGTGTCCAACCTTGGCTCGACCATCATCAAGATGGACAAGTTCGGGTCTTGGGTGTTTGGTGCGGATCAGACCGAGGTCGAGGACGATTCGACTTGGGCCGTCAACCCGTTCTCCTTTGTCCACGGCTACATTGCGTGGGGTGACGGCGAGGTGCTGGCTGAAAAGATGGTTCCCATCACGCAGCCGTTGCCGGAAGTCGATGCCCCGCCGCCTGGCGCGAAGAAGGGCTGGGAGACGCAGGTGGGTTTGTCGGTCAAGTGCTTGAACGGTGAGGACGCGGGCTTGGAAGCGCGTTACAGCGCAACCAGCTTGGGCGGCAAGCGTGCCATTCAGGCGCTGGCCGTGGCGATTGCCGGACAGGTTGAGGCTGATTCGACCAAGCCTGTGCCGGTCGTGGCGCTCAAGACGGATCATTACATCCACAAGCAGTACGGCAAGGTGTTCACCCCCGTGCTTGAAGTGGTGAAGTGGATCGGCATGGACGGTGAGGCTCCCGCCGCACCGGCTGCTGCCGAACCGGAATCTGCACCGGCTCCTGCCGGTCGCCGTCGCCGGAACGTGTAAAAGGATTGGGAGGTTGTCAGGCAGACAATCAAGGATGTCGATGCGTGCGGTTTTTCTGCCTTCCCGCACGCCTTGTCAAAGACCAAATTGAGACCTCCCATGTCTATTCTATGGCTTGACTTTGAAACGCGCTCCCGCTGTGACCTCAAAGCAGCGGGGGTGTACAACTACGCGCAGGATGCCAGCACCGAAGTACTGTGTATGTCCTACGCCTTTGACGATGAACCTGTTAAAACATGGGTTCCCGAATTAACATTTCCTGAGAACGTGTTAAATCACACGGGCCAAATACGCGCACATAACGCCGCGTTTGAACGGCTTATCTGCTGGTATGTCCTACACTTGAACTTCCGGCTTGAGCAGTTCTACTGCACAGCCACCCAAGCCCGCGCCAACTGTGCGCCTGGTAGCCTTGAGGATGTCGGGCGCTTTGCTGGCGCTAGCATGAAAAAAGACCATCGCGGCAATCAGTTGATTCGGCTGCTGTCGATCCCGCGTGCTGATGGTACGTTTAACAACGATCCCGATCTGATGGCCGAATTTTTTGCCTACTGCGAGCAGGATGTGCGTGCCATGCGTGCGGTGTCCCAAGCACTGCGGGATCTATCAGCCGAGGAGTTGGCCGACTACCATGTGAACGAGCGTATCAACGACCGTGGCGTGCTGATTGACACCGAACTGTGCGACGCCGCGCAGACCTATGCGCTTGAGGAACTGGACTCCATCCAGCAGCAAGTAATCGAAATAACCGAAGGCGCTGTGACTAGCGTGCGCTCGCCCAAGATGCGCGAGTGGGTGCTGGATCGCGTGGGCGAGGATGCCAAGGCGCTCATGCTGGTGCATAAGGACGGCCAGAGCCGCTACAGCATCGACAAGTCCATCCGCGCAAACCTGCTGGCGCTGGCCGATGAACAGCCCGAGCAAGTGCCGCCTGATGTGGCGTTGGTCATTCAAGGCGCTGATGATCTGTGGGCCAGCAGTACCGCCAAGTTCAAGCGGCTGGCGGCGCTGGCTGATGTCGAGGATAGGCGCGTGCGCGGTGCGTTCGTGTTTGCTGGCGGTGCGGCGACTGGCCGTGCTTCCAGCTACGGCGCACAGGTGCATAACTTCCCCCGTAAGTGCGCCAAGGATCCTGACAGCGTGCGCCGTGCGATGGTGCGCGGGCATGATCTAGTGCCGACACACGGCAAGCGCATCAACGATGTTTTGAAGGGGATGCTGCGTCCGGCCATGCTACCGGCCAAGGGCAACGTGTTTGTCGTGGCCGACTGGTCAGCGATTGAGGGCCGCGTGCATCCGTGGCTGTCCAACTGCCCCGCAGGCGAGGCTAAGCTGGATGTGTTTCGCTCTGGCCTTGATCCGTACAAGGTCAACGCTGCTGCGACGTTCGGCGTGGCGTATGACGCGGTGGATGACAGCCAGCGGCAAGTCGGCAAGGTGCAGGAACTGGCGCTGGGCTTTTTAGGCGGGCCTGGTGCGTTTACGACCTTCGGGCGCATCTACGGCGTGTCGATGTCCGACGCACAAGTAGCGCGTGCCGTCAAGGGCTGGCGCAAGGCAAACCCGTGGGCGATGCAGCACGGCGAGGCGCTAGAGCGTGCGTATACGTCTGCTCTGCGGCATAAGGGCCGCGAGTTTACCGCTGGCCGCGTGACGTATCTGTTTGATGGCACGCATCTCTGGTATGCGCTGCCGTCTGGCCGTATTCTATGCTATCCCTTCGCCCGTCTGGATGCCGATGGTGTCAGCTACGCCAAAGCCTCTTGGAAGCCCGCCGCTGACGCCAAAGAATGGCCCCGTGGCCGTCTCTGGCGAGGGCTGGCTTGCGAAAACGTCACCCAAGCTGCGGCCAACGACATCCTGCGCGGTAGCTTGCGGCAGTTGGATGGCGCTGTCCTCCACGTTCACGACGAAATCGTGGTTGAATGCCCGTCCGGAGAAGCTGACGCGACGGTGGCCCGCATGAATCAAGTGATGAATACCGCGCCCGCATGGGCTACCGGCCTGCCGCTGGGCAGCGCCATCAAGGTGATGGAACGCTACGGCAAGGGCTAACAGACGAAAAAAAAGCCCCGCCGGTTGAGGGCGGGGCTTGAAGCACACAACAGAGGAACGAACCCGATGAACAAGACGAAGTTTACCCCCGAGCAAACACAGTTTGCAAGCTATCTATCCGGCATCGCCCCCGAAGGCGAGACGGTGCTGTTTGTGCGTCAGAAGCCGCGCAAAGACCGCGACGGCCAGTTGCAGTACCACAAGGACGGTGCGATCAAATGCACTTGGCCTGCCTTCCTGCCCGAGCGATACAAGGGCGACGGTGCGTGGTACGCCAACACCGGCTGTTTCATCATCTCGCGCTTTGTCGAGGGGCAGGTATCGGCCAGCGCCGCCAACTGTGAGCGTGTGGCCTTTCTGGTGCTGGATGACATCGGCACGAAAAGCAAAGTGCCGCCGCTGGCCCCGACTTGGATTATTGAAACCAGCCGCGACAACTACCAATGGGGCTATACCTTTGGCCTTGATGACCAGCCGCGAACCGGCGAGTTCGCCGCGGCGATCAAGGCCATTGCCCAAGCCGGATACACCGATGGCGGCGCGATTAACGCGGTGCGTAACTTTCGCCTGCCTGGGTCAGTGAACCTCAAGCCTGGCAAGGGCGATTTTGCCGCCCGCTTGGTCGAGTTGCATCCTGACCGCGAGTTTACGCTGGCCGGTATCTGCGCCGCGCTGGGCGTTGAGCCTGGCGAGGCCGACACCGCCGTGCGCCAGCGGCTGGCCGTGGCCGATGACGGGCTGGACGATGTGCTGCGCTGGCTGGATTCGTCCGCGTTGGTGCTGGAGCCGCGCAACCCTGAAGGCTGGTACGGGGTGCAGTGCCCCAACCACGCCGAGCATTCGGACGGCAACCCGATGGGCCGCTATATGCCCGTTACGCGTGCCTACACCTGTTTTCATGAGCATTGCGGCGACTGGGACTCGCGGCGCTTTCTGGAGTGGGTGGACGCCGAGGGCGGCCCCAAGCACGCGCCTGGTCTGCGCGATGATTTGCTGGCCGCGACCATGACCAGTGCGCTGGCAGTCATTGCGCCCACGGATGCATTCCCTGACCGTGCGCGGGAAGTGATCGCGCAGGTAGAGGCGCGGGAAATTGGCCGCGTTGAAAAAGCACAATGGTGGCAGCGGTTCGCCTACGTCGAGTCGGATGACAGCTATTTTGATCTGGTTGACCGGCGCGAGTATCCACGCGGGACGTTTAACGCGTTGTTTAGGCACGTTTCCAGCGTGTCGATTCACGGGGGCCGCCGCGTTGAGGCTAGCGTGTGTTTTGACGAAAACCGGCAGGCAATGGGCGCTCGCACTCTTGCGGGTATTACCTACGCCGCTGGCGATGGGCAGCTAGTGACGCAAAACGGGCTTGTGTACGGCAACCGCTGGCGCGATGCCCGCGTGCCGCTGCCTGCGGACGCGGGGGATATCACCCCGTGGCTGGCGCACGCCGAACTGCTGATTCCTAATGACGCTGAAAGGAACCATGTGTTTGATGTCATGGCCTGCAAGCTGCAAAACCCCCGCGCCAAGATCAACCATGCCGTGCTGCACGCTGGCACGCAAGGCTGCGGTAAGGATACGCTCTGGCACCCGCTAATCTGGGCCGTCTGCGGCTCGCCGCCAGTGAATAAGGGCCTGGTGGACGCGGATAACCTGTCGTCGCAATGGGGCTACGCGCTGGAGGCCGAGATTCTGGTCTTAAACGAACTGCGCGATCCGGACGGGGCTGCGCGGCGGGCGCTAGCCAACCGGCTCAAGCCGATCATTGCCGCGCCACCCGAGACGCTTTCAATCAACCGCAAGGGCTTGCACCCTTACGATATGGTCAATCGGCTTTTCGTGCTGGCGTTCTCTAATGACCGCGTGCCGATCATGCTGGAGTCGCAGGATCGCCGCTGGTTCGCGCTCTACTCTAACGCGCCGCGTATGACGCCCGTAGAGGCTGCGGCGCTCTGGCGCTGGTATGGGGCCGGTGGCGCTGGCCGCGTGGCGCGGTGGCTGGCCCAGCGCGATATAGCGCACTTTGACCCTGCGGCCACCCCGTTGACCACGGAATATAAGCTGTCGTTGATTGAGCAAGGCATGAGCAATGCCGAGGCGTGGCTTGTGGACGCGATCCGCCAGCGGGTGGGTGAGTTTAGCCTGGGCGTGGTCGGTTCGCCGTTCCATTCATTGATTGACCGCCTGCAAGGCATGGCCCCCAATGGCGTGAAGCTGGTTCAACCGGCGCTGATTCATGCGCTAGACGAATGCGGGTGGCGCGACATGGGCCGGATCGCCAGCGCCGATTACCCGACAAAAAAGCACATATTCGCCGCGCCCGATGTTGCCGCATACGGCTACAGCAAGTCGGAATTGCGGCGTATGGCCGAAGGGCCGGTTAGCCCGCCTACGCTCTCGCTGGTCACAAAAAAGCCCGCCGGTTAAGGCGGGCTGTTTGTCAGTCGTCTAGGCCCAGAGCGACGGCCAGCAAGGCCGTCACCAGCAGGATGAGCCACCCCATCAGACAGGCCCGAAAAAGGGCGCGGGCGGGTGCGGTGGCATGGGCGTTAGACGCTTTACAGCGTTATCGGGGTGCAGTACCCACTTGGCCCCCATCTCATGCAGGACAATAGCCCGGCGTTGCGTGATGTGGCGCGCTTCCGCTGTTAGCGGCTTGCCTATTTGCATTGGTTTCATAGTTTTAAATCCTCTAAGCCGTCATCCTCAAAAATCTCGACCAGATGGTCTAAGGCCATTTTTCGCAAGTATCGGTTGTCGGGGTGGCGTAGTAGCGCGCGAATGTGGCCAATGAGCCTGGCGCGCTCGCCGTTCCATTCCTCGACGGTTCGCGGCTGGCGGGTCATTTCTCGCCCCCTTGCGTGGCAAGTCGGAACATAATCAATGCCAGCACGGCGCATAGCACAACGCGCCATTCGCCTACGATAGCTTCAATTAGACCTAAGCC